AATAGTCCCAGCAGCTTTGGTAGATATGTCACTGTGGTCAGTAAAGGATATAATGGATTCAGTGGCATTGATTATGTAAACTTCAATGGAATCTTTTCGTATATACGTATCATGTATATACCAGCAACAGCACCAGGCGAAATCCAAAATAATAACCCTAGTTTCTTCGGATCATTTGACAAAGTACTATATAGAAGCTAAAATAGTGCATGAATCAGATTCAGGCAGCACTACAAGCACTCCTACCTCCGAATAGAAAATTAACCACCGGTGGATGGGTGAGTTTCAATGCGGTTTGCTGCCCACACAGAGGTGATAGACCCGATACCAAGAAGCGCGGTGGGGTGATGTTCACCGATGAAGGATTCACTTATCATTGCTTTAATTGTGGATTCAAGGCAGGATGGAGTCCGGGCAAATTACTCAGCAATAATACCAAACTGTTATTCAAATGGTGCGGCATGGGTGACTCAGATATCAGCAAACTAGGTCTGATAACACTCAAATTCAAAGAAGATCAACCACAGGCCAAACGTGCGTTGGTGTTTGATCTACTGGAAAAATCATTGCCTGACAAATGTCAAAGTATTGATACGTGGGTCAAACAAGGATGCCAAGAACCTGAGTTAATATCTGTAATAGATTATTTGCTCAACAGAGGTATGGAATACAATTGGTACAACTGGCATTGGAGTTCAGCACCTGGATTTAAAGATAGAGTTATCATACCATTCTACGACAAAGGTAGAGTAGTTGGCTATACTGGTCGTAAGATCACTGATGGTAAGCCTAAGTATCTCACCGATAGTCAAAATGGTTATGTGTTTAACCTTGATGGTCAGACCTATGACAGAACATATGTTATAATCACTGAAGGGCAGTTTGATGCCATTGCCATAGATGGTGCTGCTATTATGACCAATGAACCCAACGAAACTCAATGTGCTAGAATTAATGCCTTGGGTAAACAGGTTATTGTGGTACCAGATAGAGATCGTCCTGGTGCTAAGATGATTAAAGCAGCACTGGCCAATGGCTGGGCAGTGAGTTTGCCACCCTGGGAAGATGACGTCAAAGACGTTGCTGATGCTGTGCGGAGATATGGTAGACTTTATACGCTGACCACAATCTTACACTATCACGACACAAATAAGATAAAAATACAATTGCTACAGAAAAAACTAGAGGCCCTAACAGATGAATAAAAAAGAAAAACAACCAAAACCAAACTATACTGCTGAGATGCAGAAACTATATTTGGAGATGTTTTTATCAGATGCTGAAACTTTTGTACGTTGCCAAAACATCTTTGATCCACTGAACTTTGATCAACGATATCAGGATATCGCAGCATTCATTACCAAATATGTGGATGACTATAAGGTCATGCCCGAGGTGCCAATTGTCAACGCAACCTGTAGATCAGAACTACAATCTCTACAGTTGCCCAAGGAAAACTATGAATGGCTCATGGACGAATTTGAGAACTTTAGCAGACATAAAGGACTTGAACGTGCTATTATTGCCAGTGCCGATCTGCTGGAAGAAGGTGACTATGGTCCTGTAGAGAAACTGATCAAGGACGCAATCCAAATAAGTTTAAGCAAGGACATGGGCACTGACTACTTTGAAGATCCCAGAGCACGTCTAAGCAAGTTAAAAGATGGTAATGGACAGATCAGCACAGGTTGGCCCAGCATTGATAAGAAACTCTATGGCGGATTTAATCGCGGTGAGTTGAATATTTTCTGTGCTGGATCAGGCGGCGGTAAGAGTTTGTTCTTGGCTAATATGGGTGTGAACTGGGCACTACAAGGACTGAACGTTCTATATCTAACATTCGAGTTGAGCGAGGGTCTTGTGGCCATGCGTTTGGATTCTATGATGACTGGTATTGGTACAAGAGAGATTTTTAAAAACATTGATGATGTAGAATTAAAGGTCAAAGTTCTTGGAAAGAAGGCAGGAAACCTACAAGTTAAGTATATGCCCAGTGGCAAAAATTGTAACGATATTAGAGCCTATTTGAAGGAATATCAGGTCAAAAAAGGCGTAAAACCCGACGTTTTGTTAATAGATTACCTGGATTTGATGATGCCTTTATCAGTGAAGGTCAGTCCTAGTGATCTGTTTGTAAAAGACAAATATGTGTCAGAAGAGATTAGAAACTTGGCCATGGAAACACAATGTGTGACTGTGACTGCTAGTCAGTTGAATCGTAGTGCTGTTGAAGAAATTGAGTTTGATCACAGTCATATTTCGGGCGGTTTGAGTAAGATTATGACTGCGGATAATGTCATTGGTATCTTTACATCTAGGGCAATGAAGGATCATGGACGCTATCAAATACAGTTTATGAAAACTCGTAGCAGTAGCGGTGTTGGACAAAAAGTAGATCTTGAATTCAATATTGATACATTGAGAATCACAGATCTAGGCGAAGAAGCAGAACCCATGACCATTAATCAAACTAGAACCAGTGGTCCCAGCGGCAATACTAATTCTGTGATGCAGAACTTTAAACGAACCAGTGTGGTCAGTACCAGCACAGATGAGTCTGAAGGCAGCGGCAACTGGGATAGGCCCACACCTAAAGAAGGCTGGAGTTTAGACAAAGCTGGCCCAGCAAAATATGCCAGTGCTCCACTAATACGCAATATGCTGAATAATCTTAATCCAGAAAAAGATTAAAGCCAAGAGTCTACTTGGTATTGAGCAGATTCATCAATGGCACTACGCCATTGATCTGCGCCTTCTAACTCAAACACATTGCTCAATGTAGCGGGTACAACTTCCCATTTATAGGGATCACCGTCGTATTTTGGATTTAACTGTTGGTCAAGTTTCCCCTCACCCCAGGCACAATATCCAGCACAGGCCCTGAAATATCTAGGTCCTTCACCTTGTACTAGAGCTGCTATTACACTGATATCGTTGGTCACTGACAGATCTTCAGTGAGTTGAACTGTGGTAACTCCTTTCCAATCTGAACTATGTACCACATGTATTTGATGTGTACCAATGTTTCCACCGTGATATAATGGGTCATCGTTGAGGTATTGAATGTTAAGTCTGTCGGCTATGACTTTGAGATTTAAGTTATCTACAGCATTATTAATTTGTAATCCAATAGCGTTTTGTGCTGTGTGTGTTACCAACAGCATAACACTTTTGGACAGTTCGTCTCTGGGGTTATTAGGGTTTGCCACTAGCAGGTGCCCTATATATTTTTTCTTTGTCATATACAGAAATATTTACCGATAAATAAGTTACCATGATAACAAATGAATTTGCTGATCCTATAGAATTACACAGTACATTAAATCCAAAACTCTGGGTCAATGATCATTTGAAACCAGATGTACGTCTTGCTCTACTACGCATAGCCCAAGATTTTAAGATGTTTATAGATGTGCCATTTGATGTGGTAGATGTGCAAGTAGCTGGTGGAAATGCCAATTATACCTACACTGATCTCAGTGATCTTGATCTACACTTAATCGCAGACTTTTCCCGTGTTGTATGTGATAGAGAAGTAGCAGAATTGTTTGACAGTAAACGTCTATTGTACAAAGAAAAATACGATGTAAAGATCAGTGGAATTCCTGTGGAATTGTATGTAGAAAACCTAGATCATCCAGCAGTTAGCAGCAGTTATAGTCTGTTAAAGCGGCAATGGATACGTAGACCTGTAAAGGCTGTGGCAGAGATAGATCGCAAAGAGTTAGAGCGTATGGTTGATATTTGGCATACAGTTATACGACATGCTATCCAAACCGCTGATATGCCCAGTCTACAACGAGTGTTAAAAATGCTAAGACAATACAGAAAACTAGGGCTAGCTCAACAAGGTGAGTTCAGTATTGCCAACCTTGTCTACAAGAGTCTACGCAACGATGATACCCTAAAAGGCTTGACCAAACTACTAGATCGATTACACGATCGTGAGCTCAGTATAGTTTAAGGGTAAAGATAGTTTACAGTTTCTAGATTTATTCTAAAAACTTCAGCACCATTTCTAAGATGGAATGTACGTGCCATATCAGTAGGTGGACTTAGAGTGACAAACTTGTCAATGTTCTTTCTATTACGGGTAATCCAAGAACGTGCTTGTTGTATCATTTTTCTTCCAGCACCGGGTTTATAACTCCAAATAGTATAAAATACTGCTACATGAGTATCTTCAGTGGGAGTGGTTGCTAGTTCCACAACATTATCTGGTACCATTGATCTATATGCTACACATACCACAGCCTGTGGTTCCAGTGTTTGATCATCTTGAAGTACAAAGATTTCAGTGGTGTCAGAAACTCTAAATTCAGCTGGAATTTCTGGGCGTACAGGATCATCTGCTAGTAAGTTTAGCAAGGGATCGGCTAGTGTTTGTATAACATGGAGGGTCATGGTAAGGCTCTATAATAACCTTACTTATGACTTTTATTAAAATATACCCAGTTAATATGAATTTATTAAATGGTGTTTACATTAGTACTTGGGAATGCTCTTGCTCCGGCATTACCTGGCCAAACAATACGTACAGCACC